GCGGTGTCTGGGGTTGGGCCAACAATAAACGTCAGCTCATCAGTGACTACAGAGTTTGTGACGTTAGGGCCGAACAGCGCATAGTATTTTGGGATACCTACATCTGTAGTTGGGTTGGGGTACGCCTGACGGATGAAGTTCACATCCTTGTTCAGCAAATACTCGTACGCCCCAGTACTATCAACAACGGCTAGAGAATAAGTAGCCAAGAAATCATCTGGGCAAGACAAATATTTGTTGTTAGCAGTTACGGCTCCGGTCACATTTTTACGCAACGACGGGAACTGAACAGAGTTGTATATACGCTGTTCAGCTTGGGTGATGAACGTGTTGATCTGCTCTACGCTGGTAAAGGTATCCACGGTTGTTCCGTCGCTACCGTAGAAAACGGTATCGGGGAAGTCGGACTCTAAATAGCCCTTAATGGTTGTAAACAGCGTAGAGTAGTTCATAGCTTAGGCCATCGGGCCACGAGCCATCTTGCCTTTGGTCTGCGCCTTACCGCCGCGCACCTGAATACCAGAGGTCTTAATCTCATTGTTCATTGAGTTGCTGACATTGCCAACACTCATGCGCCGGTTGCTAAGTTCGCTCATATCCTCACCAGAACCGGGGTTATTGCTAACCGTTACAGATTTACCGGTCATCGTGTGCGGCTTGGCATAGGCAGATGCGGGGAGATTGTCAGCCATTATTTGCCCCTCTGATTGTTCGCACGAGCCATATTACGTCCTACGGCTTTCATCGCAACCGAAGTAACGCCGCCCTTTTTCATGCCGTGCATCGACTTCTCATGGCCCTTTACGCCCTTTTTCACTTCGACATCGGCAATTTGCTTAACTTGTTTCTTATCCATTTGAATCTCCTAAGTAACCGCTATTGTAACCGTGCCAATACTAACCGTGAGGGCTAAGTTATTGGGGGTTAAAGCTGCGTCAAACTGCCTAGAACCGCCCACCGGATTCCAGCCCCATTGGATGATTCTACTACCCCCACTAGGGTATCCGTCATCGCCCACCCCTGAAGTCACGTAGCTGGTGTCTGGGCGTGGATTCCTAATCGCCTGTGGATCGTTAACCGGATACATCCCTAGTTGCAACTGAGGCTGGTCTGGCTCCCAGCAACTGGGACAAACGATAATATTGGTTATCTTGGTCTTTATCGTTAAAGGCTTTAATTCTGTCAGTTTATACCGGAAGCCGCAGCGGTCACATTCCGCTATAGCGTTCTTGCCAGATGCAAACTTATTGCCCATGACCTAGCCTATAAACATCTGACGGGGAACAAACCGGTCAGACGCCTTTTCCCGATCTTCCGTCGCTGCCATCTCAAACTGTTCCTGATACTCAGCTTTAAGCATCTGGATACGGCCTTCCGCGCCGGGTATCTTCAGGGACAGGTAGTAAGCAAGCCCAGCCACCATACAGGGCATAAACCGAAACGGGATGTCCTGCCCATTGATACCATTCCCAGCGTCTTGCATCCGGCGCAAACGCCAGTAAACGAAGGTGTAGGTCTGACTGTTATCCGGCGTAGGCCAGACGTTTATGTTGGGTGGGACGGTAGCGTTGGACGCGTTCGTAGCCCCCGTGAGGCGCTGTATCCAGACTTGGATGGGTCTACCCGTCGCGTTCTTGTTGGGGATGGATGCGTAAGTGCTGACCGATATACGGCTGATATTGATGTCGGTCTGATTGGTGCCAGTTCCCGTGCGGATAACGTGGTCAAGCAGGTCTACGGTGTCTACCGGCAGGTTGTAAGTAATCGTCGGGGTTGGGGTGGTATACACCAGCGGTATACTGCCCTGCTCTATAGTCCACATATTAATGCCGCGATTAGCCCACTCCATCGTCAGCAGGTTCAAGGAGCGCCTAGCCGTCCGCATGTCGTAGCCAGACCGTAACTCCTGTCCGCAACGCTCAAACGCCTCTTCCACCAGACCGTTTAGGTCTAGGTTAAAGTCGGTTGTATTTGTGGTTTTAGCAGCCATTACCTATATCCCGCCGTTTTTCTGGCTATGCTCTTGGGTTGAGCTACAAACTGCTTACCTGCCGCCTTACCCTGCCGTTTAGCCCTTGTGGTAGCGGCGTATTCCTGCGGACTGAGGGCTTTGATTGCCTTCTCTGGCAAGTATCTCTCGCCTGTCTTTGACGAGGGTTTACCGCTTTTAGTTGCCCATTTCTGAGCAGTCCAGTCTTTCAAAGATTGCTGGGGCTTCTTAATCACGGTACCCTCCACCAGCAGCCTTATATCTCTTTGCTAATACCTGACTTTTACGGGCTGACCACTGCCCAGCACCCGTGCCCACAATAGCCGCAGCCTTGACACTGTTGAAGATGCGCTTACGAAGCCCCGGCTTGGTGTAGTTACCAGCAGCATTTACTTTAGACTTTGTTTCTCCGCCTTTTTTAAACGGTTTGTTCAACGTCACCCCAGCACCGGTAAGCTTACCCGTCAATTCGCTTTCTTTTGGTTTTGCAAAGTACCCTTGAACATAAGGGGTTAAAGTAGCGTCTTTACCCACCGGTATATCGTAACTTAGACGCCCACCCCCGCTTGTTACGTAGTCATCTTTGCCGCCACCGCCAGTAAACCGAGGGCCGGAAGGTCGCCCGCCAGAAGAGCTACGCGCTTCTTGGCGTTTTTTAACGTCGCGATCCATGTCCTCGCCCCCTGCGCTAAAACGCCGCACCTTACCGCCCTGTTTAAACACCTTAACAGGTTCGTTCCCATCCCGCTTCTTGATGAGTTTAGGCACCTTTGAGGGGGCTATGGCCCCCATCCCACGAGACGGGCGCATCCTAGCAGCGGGTCTTGCCGCGTTGAGCAATACCGTCAGCACGGCGTGAAGCGGAGCTAACCGAACCACCCGAAGCCATGCGAATGACTGTGCCTTTGGTCTTGCCACGAGACTCAATACCACCACCTTTGGCGTATTTAGCCATGCCGCCGCCCATCATTTTCTTCAGGAACGCGGGTTTCCCGTCTTTCATGGGCATACCGCCTTTACCCATACCCATTTCGGCTTTCTCATGCTTAATCATAGAAGCGGGAGCGCCCTTCTTCTTCATGAACGCCACTTCTTTACCCGTCATGTCTTTGGATTCTTTCATCATGCCACCTTTCTTAAACCCAGTTATTTTGCCCCCCTCTTGCATACCCGGCAGCTTACCCCGCTGGGGTATGCCTAACTTATTCCTTGCTTCTTTAGCGTCCACTTTTTCCCGTAATTGCCGCGCCCGAAAGCGTTGAACATTAGGGTCTTTAGCATTCTCTTTGAGAAACTTTTCTATAGCCTCAGGAGTACGGCCTTTGGCATAATCGGCCCCCGCTTTAGCCAACCTAGCTTTCCCAGCCTCATCGGTAAAAGTGTTCTTGGCTTTACGTGCCGCTTCGTTAACAATACGAGCCGCCCCCTCGGTGGCTTCTTTACTTGGGCCTTGACGCAGGACGTTCTTGGCTTCCGTATACAAAGCCCTAGCAGCGGGAGCAGCTACTTTAGACATAGCCAGCCTAGCTGCAAGGGGTTGCCCTGCCATTGCAGCGGCTGTTGCAGCCGCTGTACCACCTACCACACCGGATACATTACCTGCTGTATTAAGGGCATTGCTGGAATAATCCTTACCATCGTCTGATGCCTCTGCTGCTGCTTTCTGTGCAGCGTTGGTTTTATTCGCCCGATTAGTAGAATATTGTTTCTTTGCTTCCGCTTCCGTATCTTGAAATCTTTTTAGACGTTTTGCATCTGTATCGGGGTAGTTGGCGTATCTGTTCTCTTCCCTTCTATACGCTGCTTCTTGGCTAATCAACGCCTCGTTATCTGCGGTTTCTTTAGCCATTTTTGCAACATCAGCAGGGTCATACTTAAACGCAGTTTTCTTAGAAGCAGGGGTAGATTTGGTAAGGTAGTCAGGACTCATCCTAACGCCAGTCGGGAAGGTTCTACGTTCTACTTCTTGCGCTTCTGGGTTTTCATCACGGTCAGAATAGACTTCTGACCCATCTTCGGTTTCCCCGTTATACCGTTTTACTTTACCCATAACCCCGCCTTTCTTCATGCCGGAGAACCGGCTTAGGTTAGCAACCGGCAAATCCATCATTCCATGCCGTGTGTTTTGTTTGTTAATTTTTTGCTGGGTAACGCCACCCCTAGCAAACGTCTTACCTTTGTCAGCAGCGGCAAAGTCTTTACCCACCGATTGCTTGACCCCGACCTTCTTGGCAAATGAGGGG